TATATTATCAACATGTACGTCTTTCAACTCAAACATACCTATAGGTTATAATTATAATACAGAAAGAGTTGTAGAAAATCTTCCAAGAGATTCATTTCTATTTATTCTGGTTGAAGAATATTACGAACACTGTTATACATCCGCGCTTAGTGACAAAAAAGAGTGTATCGTTTTTAAGGATACCGGAGCATTTAGTGGATCTGCCTTTGTAATATATAATACGCCGGGAGGAAGCTTGGTTATAACGGCTGATCATATATGTCAAACATCTGGCCCCAATATGAAACAGAAAATGACTTTAACAACTTTAAATGGTAAAACATATAGAGCTAAAATTTTAGAAAGAGATTCTAAAAGGCAAAACGATGTATGTATGATCTACGCAAAAAATTTAAAAAAGCCACCAGTTAAATTAGCTCTTAGTGGGCCTAAGCCGGGTGCAAAACTTTTTAATATTGCTGCACCTGCAGGTATTTTTAATATTAATATGGTCCCTATATTAGAGGGTCGTTATAATGGATTGTCTTTTGCTGGAAGTGCAATATATTCAATTCCAGCAGCCGGGGGATCTTCGGGATCAATGGTGCTTAATTATAACTTTGAATTAGTTGGATTAATCCATTCACTGCATATAAGATTTCCCACGGTAACAGTGGGCCCGTCTTATGAAGTTATAAGTGAGTTTATAAGAAAAGGAATTAAAAAGCACTCTCATATATAGTTTATTGTTAAACTGATGAGTCTTCGCGAAGTTTTTTATTTTTGCTTTTGCGCTTTCGATTATTGTTTTGCCCCTTTTTTAAAGCTATACTAGCTTTTTTCTCTGCAAATTCTTTTTTGAGTGGGGGATCCCAAATTTTAACTTTATATCCACTTGCTAGGCGTCTGACCTTGACTAAAGCATGTTTTTCAGATAGAGCATTTCTTTCTTTATCTGCTTCCGCAAACGTTTTAAACAGCGCTACTGTTTTCCACACTTTGTTATTCTCTTGTTTTGACATTGATCATCCTTTTATTTAATATGGTGGAGGCGTGGGGAGTCGAACCCCAGTCCGAAAAGAATTAATATTACCGTCATTCACAAGAATAGATGCTTAACCACCCAAACATCAGCCACCTGTTACCAGGGCTTTCCATTTACCATCTTAAGGCGATGGCTACCAAAAAGTACATAGTAAACTACAATACTTAAGTCCCCTTATTATAAAAATAAAGATATTCGTCCCCGCAATAAATTACATGAACTAGGTTATTTGAACCCTTAAAAACTAGCAGATGATATCGTATATGCCACCGAATTAACTTTTTTTATAAAGCGTTAATAACTCCAGACTATGCAGCTAAGGCGTAGTCAAACTCCATATCATTGTTGGCGTTTAAATTTTGAGTATTTTTATTGTGCTACTCACACAATCTTGCACGCTAATATCTCAACCCTCCGTCAAGACCAGTTCGCCCCCATATCAAAGATCCACAACATTATTATATAATATTGATTAATAATTATTCATCATTTTCTTCAAAAAAACTTTCTGTATTATATTTTTTTAATAGATGTCTGAAATCGTTTGGTAATAGCCCCAAAAACCTAGCACCCTCTCTTTTAGACCTAGTAGTAGAGAGGGCCACTTTGAGCACAGCGTCCTGTACAACCTCTCTAATAGAATACCATATTGGTATACCAAAACATTTTCCACCAAACGGTTTTGTTGCTAACTCCAACTTAAGAGCAATAACATCCTCTAGAGAAAGAGCGTTCAACATTAATTCGAACTCTTCTGAAGAAAGATCACTTTTTCTTAACTTCCTAGAGACACTGTAGTGAGCGTTTTTCCCTGAAAGTCTCTTTTTCTTTTTCCAAGACATCTTAAATTTAATTCTCAAATATGTTACAATATTTTATGTAATTATTTAATTACTAATTAAGATTAAAATAAATTAATTTATATACTGTATGTTATTTCACTTATAAGTGCAGCGTCTTTCCCTGTTTCTGTTTCAGAAGGAGGGTAATCTGGGCTAGGTGGTTCTTCTTTTATGCTATCAGTCATCTCACCTTCAAATTTATCAAAATATAATTTAAGATTTGTAAGCCCCCACTCTTTAAAAGTTGCAGCGTCTTCCGGAGCAATAAGGCCTTCGTAGGCTGTTACGATTTGCTGTTGTACTTGATTCAATGCTGCCTCAGAAGCGTCAGCTCCTTGTTGTACGTAAGGGTCATCAGAGTCTAATTTAACAAATGTGTTTTCTTCCTCTTCAGCATCTTTTTTGGCTGCCTCAACATCTTGAGGTCTGGATGGTAGAAATTTTTCTGCATCCGCTGGAGCATTAATAACATCATCTTGCTCCACTTCCACTTCGAAGTCAACCTCATTCAACTGTGGTGTCGGAGCGTTTCTGTTAGCGTCAATCGGATTCAATAGATTTAAGAAATTAGTTAAAAAGTGGTATCTAAAAGACTCCCTTTCTTTTTTATTAGAAGACAAGTTTGTATAAGGATCTTCAATTTGTACAATGATCCTTTTAAGGAGCGCGTCTAGTACATTAATGCCGGTATTTTTATGAATAACCTTATCAGCAACTGCAGTTTTTTTAGAAACTTCAGGTATAAGATGACGAATAACTTTCCTTAACCTTTTTTCTTCTAGACGCACTTGTTTCTTTTTTCTTTTCTGTACAATACGAATACCTTCGCGAATTAATAATCTGAGTTGCTGTTCTTGCTGATTCATTCTGTTGTGACTCCCATTGATTTATATAAATAGTCTTCAATCTCTCTAATTAACCCCTCTTCTTTATCATCTCGTTTTCCGGCATAGCCTTCTACTGCACCGCCGCCCATGGCTGATATTTCTTCTAATTGACCACCAAGAGACAGATCCTGTTGGATTAATGAGCTGATTACTTTTTCCGGAATTCCGCTCATATTATATAAAAAAGAAAATATTTGGGGAAGCACTTTTGTATAATCATAAGTTATTTCACTTCCAGGTAAAATATCTTTTAAAGTTTTTGTATATAATTTATTGTCAACTTTTTCTATAGTCGAGTTTGGATCTTGGGAGTGATTAATTCTTGCAGAGAGATCAGTCTGAGCCGTCCATATATTACCGCCGTCTAATGAAGAGGCTACCTGATCCTTTGTTAATTTTGGATTTTTGGGATATCTCGCTAATATATTTTCAGCTCCGCAGGTACCAAATTGCATTAATTGTATTTCTTTGGGGTCATGATAATCATCATATAAATTATCATTATTTAATTCTTTAAACGCTAACCCCAATAATTCATCTTTTTTGTGTTCATTTGTGCTGAAAGCGCCAACCCCATGTATATCAGATGGTTTAAAAACTATGTTGCTATTTTCACCGCCGGTTTCTTCTAAAGGAATTGCCGGCGCCCAAGATCCATACATTTCTGTTGTGTCAGCTTCATTAAGTGTTTCTTCAATTAGCCCAAGAAAGATACCCAGAGGAATCTGGGAAACCTCCTCTAAACTCTCTTGTGCAGAATTTAATTTTGATTTAATCAAATCATAAACAAAAGGATCATAAAATCCCATTATTTCTTCAAATTGTTCTGGTTCAGCAATCTTTAAAGCTTTCCGAATAGTGGTGCCAGACATTTCTCCCAGGCCGGGAATTTCAATTTCTATGTGAGGTGCGACAGCTATATAAGCATGATCTTTAACTCCATGGAAGTCTTCTTCGATCTCAAAATCCTTAAAATATCTAGGCGTACCTTTTTTAGTAAGTCCACCTAAAGTTTCTCTTGGAAATCTGGGTTTGTCTCCATCACACACATTGGGATCTGCATCCATATCTTTACAGCCAACAAAATAGACCACAACTGTACCAGGATCTAAATTGCGCGTAATTTCAATTGCATTATACGGATTTTTAGTTTGTACCAGTTTTGAAGGGTCAACATCATGCCCTGCTACAATTTCCTGCTTTTCTTGGAAATTAAATGGAGACTTAGGTACACCGCCTTTATCTGACATATCTACTTTATCAGAGGTTGCTAAATATACTTCATCAAATCGAGGATCATTTAGTAGAGATTTGTAGACTTCTGCGTGATGTCTGCCCATGGGTTGAAACCTACCCGGGTAAATTGCGACCATCTTTTTTCCATCATCATCATAGAGGGACATGTATTCTTCATGCTCTTCTGATGTCATTGGATCTGCTGGGCTGCGCCGCGCACTTCTTTCTTCTTCTTCATAGCGCGCTGTTCTTGCATCTTCGTATTCGTCATTTTTGCCCCATGGGCCCTCTATAACATCCCCTTCGGCAATAACTCCTTGTTCTTTCGCTGCTTTAATTTTATCTTTAATTGCGCCTCCAGCGCCTGTTACAATGAAATCTCCTGTCACTTTCAGGGGTCGATCGGTCAAGCCTCGAACAACAATCCCTTCATGACCTTCTAAGCCCCCCTTAGTGCTATCTGAGGCGCGTTTGACGTCCATTCCTAGGGCGTGGGTACCCTGGTTGAAGAGAGCGCCGTTAATGGCCGTTTTTACGTCCTCTGGAGTCTCTAAAAATTCCATGAGAGGAGTTCCGTTTAAAACAGCAAAATAAATCTCTTTGCTTATTGCCCACGCTTCTTTTCCGTCACGTTTTTTGACTTTTGCATCAAATGGATTAATTGCCTGAGACAACCACTCACCTAAAGAGTGAGTTTCACTTTCATTTTCTGTCATTTGTACGGTAAACGGTTGATTTAAAGTCTTGGCAAAGTCAACATCTGTAATTAATTCTGTTGCAACGTCCCCAACCAAACTAACCTCATGTTGTTCTGCAATTGGCTGTACTTTTTCAATAATGGATTGAAGAACACCAGGGTCATAACTAATTTCAGTACTTCCGGCCTTTATAGGCTTTCCAGTTTCTGGATCAGTTGGTCTCTCTAATCCTGGTCTGTCCATTCCTGTGCCTTTTTTAATTCGCCATGGTTGAGCCTTCTTTTCATAAAATTGGTTAACCCCATGAAGAGCTAATATTTTTTCGCCATATTCAATGACGTTGGTTTTCCCCTTTTTCATATATTCCGTATTAAAATACTTGGTAGGGTCATCCCACATTCCCAAAGCTTTCAATTCTGGTTTTATTTGAGGGAGCACCTCATTAAATATTTTTAAAAGTTCATCAATTGCCGGCGGCATGCCATGTCCTTCTGGCCATTTTTTGTAAGCATCTGCAGAAGTTAAGCCCATAACAGAAGAAGGTTCGGAACTACCGCGATCCATTCTAAAATCTTTTCCAGTCGGAGTTGAAGGATCATCGACAAGTTTGAAACTTACATTAATGCCATCAAACTTAACGCTCCCGGGATTAGTAGAAAGATGATCTACGATAGTTTGAAAATACTTTACTAAATCTTGGCCCGTTTTAACACTTGGTATGTCAAAAGGGTGTTGCATATGTCCCGCAGTGCCCATTAATAATTTCCCTTATTCGTCCGCAGCCGCAAAAATATCCAAAAGTTCATTTTCTGCGCCGCTTCTTTCAGAAGCCGGCTTCGCTTTTAATGTTTGATACGTTTGCCACAATTTATCTTCAGCATCAGTAACTGCGGCTGCTCCGCCTGCAAGTATCGCATGGCCGCCCATTGAAGGGGATGCGCCAGCTTTTGGAGTCCCCACAATTGCTGCAGCTGCAGCGACTTCATCGCCTTCTTCTTCACCCTCATCACCTTCGTCAAACACGCTGGGATATGCTTTTCTCAATTCTTCAGGCGACCCCTTGGCCAAGCCCACCGCGTATTTCATTAATTTATGTTCTTCTGGAAAGTCTTCTTCATCATCCAACCACCAAATTAAATCTTTATCTTGATCACCATCATCTTCCGCTTTGGTAACCTTATCAAATTCTTTATATATTTCATCCCACATTCCCATCATTGTTAAATGTTCTTGTGTACCGGGTTTAATATTTGGATCAATAATAAGAACATTTTTCACTGCATCTACACCAGAGCCGGGACCATCCATTGCATTAAAAAGCAGTTGTGCAAGGTCACGGGCCGTTTGCTCTCCCTTTTCCGTTCTTTTCGTAATTTCTGATTTGTTTTCTGTCTCTATACCCTCTCCAAAATCTTTGCCGGATACTAGGTTCCCTATTCCTTTTGAAAGCCATCCGGATTTATATCGGTCTGGGCTCTGACTAAACGCGTTTTTGCCCGTCGCGGCGCTGTATACCAAATTAATTGGATCAACCTTTTTAAAAAATTTATCATACCAATTATCTGTAACTCCAAGAGCGTCTGAAGTCCACGCTGCAGCGCCAACCGTGGCGCCAAGTTTAAGAGCCCCAACAATAAATGGGATAGCCGGCGGAAATTCTAAAAGAAGTTCTTTGTCTTCCTTAAAAATTTCTTCTAATAATTCTTTATCTTCATTTAAAATTGCTTCTTTGATAAGATTTTTTAATTCTTTTTTGGTTAAACTTTGTAAATCATTCATTATTATTTTTTCCCCTTCAAAGATTTTCGCCCAGCTTCTAAAGCCTTAGTTACTTCTGGATCCATTAATGCTTTTTGGCCCGCCGGTGTTAATCCCTCTGGTCTTCCCGTGTATGGATTGGTTAATGTTGGGGGAGCCATTCCACTAGTATCGACTCCTGGCGCACCAAAGTCTGCGCCACCCACACCAGTAATTGCTATATCTTCTGCTGTCATAGGACCGGTCGGAACCTTTGCTTTCTTTCTCCTTTTTTTACCACCTTTCGCGCAGTATTTAACTCCTTTGCAATGGTCCCTGGAAAGCCAATAATCAGGGCGCCCGGGCTTTGCAAAATCCTTCCCATTCCATCGCCATCCGCGGCCTTCTAACCATTTTATCGACATACCTAACGCCGCCTCTTTTTTAGCGGCCGTATTGCCAGCCATTCCTGAGCCACCTTGCCCATCGGGGTCAGGAATTCCAGTATCAGGAGTATCTGGTAAAGCTCCAGCTGCACGATCTTGCTCTCTAACTTTCAATTCTATGCACGCGTCCTTATCTCCTTTCTCACATGCTGCTCTAAGTTGAGCGTCAGTCATTTGATCCATTAATTTCTGCTTTTCTACGCTGACTTCCCCTTCTTCACCACCAACGGAACCTGTTACTTTCAATGCGGCATAAATTCCTAAGCCTGTGCAGAGTACCGGATGTTTTTTACACCAAGCTCCTAGGGCTCTAAAAATGCGCCCTTTACTAAGATTTTTCCAAAAGCCCGGTTTTGCAGCGCCCCGGCCTGCTCCTTTGGCTGCTCCTTTGGC